GAAGATATCACACACCTCCAGGTATTTATCCTATAATGATATACTTAGTATGAAATTTAAACACAACTAATGAAGAGAGAACCGAGTTTACATATAACAGAATCTAACCTCATCAAAGTATTATCTAAACTTAGGGGTTATAGTAATTATAATAAGCTAGATAGTAAAGAACTAGCGAAGCTTATAGTGCAGCATTCTAAAGGTATTTCCTGTAATAGTAGGACGGTTGTTGTATCTAATAACAAATTAGAGAAAAAAACCAATAAAATTTTAAAATCCTCTAAGAAAGATGCACAGATGTTATCCTCACTTATTTATATGGTAAGGATTAGGAAAAAACATAGGGGAGTAATTAAGATAGACCAAGATCATAGGGATTGGGGTAAATTAAAAGACCTGGTTAATGTATGTATACAATTTTGTAATGATTTCCAATTGGATAAGAAAAGCGGATTTACAAAATACCTTGAACTAGGATTTAATAAGATAAGTTCGTTCAGGAATTATATACATAAGCTGGTTGATATGTCCGAGTCAATCGGTAATGAATGGGAAGCTGAGTTAGAAATAAGAGATGATGACAACCCCCAAGAGACAGCGGAAATCCATGATCAATATGTATCAACCATTGCAACCAGGACTGGGATAACAGAAGAGTTTAGAAATAAGCCTTTGAAATATATTAATTTCTTAAAGGTTAGGAAGGTAACAGACAAATTAGATATACCCTCGGATATTTATATCAAAGCACAATTTGAAGGATTAGCTTGGGCATCAGCATATCCAGACCCCAACCAATTGATTAGCGATAAATCAATGGACAGGTTAAATAAATACCTGTTTGAAAATAAGATAAAGGTTAAGGGTAAAAAATTGAATAACACTAAAAAAGAGGACCTTGGTAGTACATTACAGAGAATTAAAAATATGGTATAATGATACAGATAGTAGTAAATAATAACAAATGCCAATTAGATGGGCCTATTAAGAAATTAGTGGCAATACATAAGGCATTTAAAGTTAGGAACCCGAATGCTTTTTACATAAAGAAAATGGGTAATGTACAACCTGGTTGGGATGGTATGATTAATTATGTTAGTCCCACTTTTGCTTTTAAAACTGGCTTATTTCCAAAGGTAGTTAATTATATTGAGGATGAGTTGAGAGAAAATATAGATGTGGTAGATATGAGGGATAAGTTACCAGTCAAACCCAAATTTCCTAAAAAAGTGGGGAATCTAACTCCTTTCCCTTATCAAGAAAAAGCTATTAAGGCAGCTATTAATAATGAAGTAGGGGGTATACATTTCCCTATTGGGGTACAAAGTATGGCAACTAATGCTGGTAAAACTTTAATTATGGCCGGGATATATTTGGCTTATAAAAGAAAGATACCGGCTATTGTATTGATCAATGAAGCTGATCTCTACGATCAATTTAAAAGGGAGATACCTGAATTAGTGGGGGATGATGCTGGCTTTGTAAGAGGTAAAGAAGCTAACTGGAATAAATTTACAGTGGTAATGGTACAGACTGTATCAAGGAATTTATCTAAGTATAAAAATGAACTATCCAAATTTGGGATGGTTCTTGTCGATGAGTGTGACCTTGGGTCAAGTAAATCTTATACCAGTATACTAACTAAATGTTACAATGCAAACATAAGAATAGGTTTATCAGGTTCTATATATATGGAGAAGTTGGTTAAATATAAACCCAAACAGATGAACCTAAGGTCATACTTCGGTAATATCATTGCTGAGATTAGTAAAGAGGAAATGCAAGAAGCTGGTTATTCAACCAAGATTATAATAAAGGTAACAAAAGGTAATGAGAAACCCGGAGATAAAGCTGAGAAAGATTGGAAAGCAGAATACGATAGGCTAATAGTTTATAATGAGAAGAGAACCCAAAAGGTAATTGATAGACTTAGTTACAATGCTAAGCTTAAAAGATTACCGGCATTGGTAGTATGTAGGTACCGTCATCATGTAGAATTATTACACCAGGCATTCCAGAACCAACTAGGTAATAAGTATAGTATAGCTTATGCACATGGGGATGTTAAAAACCGTAAGGATATTATAAAGGACTTTAGAGAAGGTGATATTGATATTTTAATAACTTCCTATATTATTAAACGGGGTAAGAACTTACCAAAAACCAAGTTACTAATCAATGCAGCTGGTTCAGATTCACAATCAACGGTTATGCAATTAATGGGTAGGTTAGAAAGAAAAGATGAAAGTAAGAAGAAGGCATATATGGAAGACTTTTATGACGAGGGAACTTATGCTAGAAGACACTCGAAACACAGGGTTAACTATTATAAAAAAGAGGGAATGAAGCTTTATGAAAAATACAAAAACTAGTACTATTCAATATTAAATACAATTAGATGGCTAAAAAGAAGAGAAAGGCAAGAGAATCTACTGATAATGTAGATATGTTTAAACCTATAGACATTGAAAAATTTGGTTCCGATGAAGACCCTTGCTTTGGAAAACATTATGATTTATCCGCAGAAGAATGTAAACGTTGTGGCGATTCAGAATTATGTGCAGCGGTATTCTCTCGAACAAATGCTAAGAAATTAAGGGATAAAGAAACTAAAGGTAACCGTTATAAGGATATGGAATTGAAAGATCCCGATAAACCTATTAATGAAGCTTTACTTAATTGGGTAAAAGAAAAGAAAGAAGAGGGCTTAAAAAGAAGTGAAATAATTAAGAAAGCCAAGAAGATCTTTGGTTCAACTCGTAAAGAGGTTAAGGATTTATATAAGATAACACAATAGTATGGATTTATTCGAACATAAAGGAGTGTATACAATATGTAATAAGGGTGATATTAAGGAAAGTATACTTAAAGGTATTATGAATGTTACCGAATTAGATATAGTTTATAACAGATTAGAAGAAGTTTATTTTAAGGTTGAACCAAAGGTAAACCATAGGATGGATAACCATGATGAACTTGTTTCAAATATGTATAAGGTAATGGGTGATGGTTTAATTATATTTCATTCCATTTTTAAGCAGGCTAGTATTACAGAAGGCAATATAAATGATTATGTAGATAACATAATAAGAAGTGTACACTTAAATGACTCAGCGTATTATACCGAGGTTAGTTATATGGATAAGATTTCCAGGTTGATGAACTACTTTAGTACATTAGAATCTATGGATAATACCGGATATAAAGTTTTCAGTAAGGATTACATAACCACTATGGTATCAAGCAAGGTGGCATCTAATTTTATGTTACAGGGTTTTAATGTTATTAATTACCTCAATATGGCAATACCTATAATCACAGGGGAAAAACAAGATAAGACCCAAGGTCAGGGATTAGTGGTTGAGTCTTTTATGTTGTGGATAAAAATTGCTAATACCTTAAGAATAGATTTACCAACCGTATTAAAAGATAATGTATGATTAAGAATATAGATGCTCTTGCATTCGAAACCAGCCAGGAAGCTTACGATGAGTTAAATGCTCTTTTTTTAAACCAAGGGGGTAAGAAGTTAAGTAATATAGTAAGCGGCCAGGTTGTATCTTTTGATACTCTTATTTATATAGATAAGGGTTGGGTAAATCCGGACTTTGATTTTGGTAATACCTTTGGATACCGAAAACAGAAATGGTCCATTTTAGTTAATAACTATATAGACAGGGAATCATTAGAAGGTTTACAATCTAGGGTTCAAACTCGGGTAGGTAAAGGTAGCAAACATTATAATGAATCAATGAGATTTGCTAACAACCATAATCATGGTAAGAATTGTTTACTATCACTAACTGTTACGGTTAGGGAAAAAGAACCCAGACCCATTTTATCATTTACACTAAGGTCCTCAGAGATAACTAAAAGGTTACTGATGGACCTTTTACTTGTGCAAAGAATAGGGGAGACTATGTTTGATGAACCTTGCAAGTTACAGATGCAGGTTATTAATATGTACCAAGACCCAGAGGCTTTTTGTATGTTGGATAGTTATATACCTCTTAAAGAAATGTTGATAAGGAAAAAAGGACAAAGGAAAAGCTGGTACCAAAAGAAGGTATTCAAAATATTAAAAAAGTTCAAGAGGGTTGACCTGGATGAAGTGAAATATAAAGTACATAAAAGATGTGTAAGGCAATTACAGAGACCGGAAGGTATACCTTTATCTGGGGATAGACCAATGTATGCAAAAGATTTAAAACTATGAATAAAAAACACCAATTACAAGTACTCCACCTTTCACAAGTTATAGACCTATTACCTAACTCTGGTAGATTGGTTGAGTCTGGTACCTGGCAAGGTAACGATGATTATCAGGATCAGAAAATGTTTGTTGAAAGGAACCTAAGAGTATTATTCGATATAGAAAATTTACAACTGGATAAGATAGGAGCAGACCTACCTTGGGCAGAGGACCATTTCCAAGAGAGAGTAGGGGGTGAACCAACTAATCCGGGTGAAGCTTATAAAACATGGCCCTATGCAAAGCAAACCGAGGAATACATGGATGACAAAGTATTTAGCCATACCTATCAGGAAAGATTCTGGCCTAAGTTAGCTAATTCAGAAGAAAAGGGTTATTATATACATGTGGGGATAAGGTATAATGTTGGGGATTTACAAGATGTTATCAACCAATTAAGAGAAAACCCCCTAACCCGCCAAGCATATCTTCCTATTTTCTTTCCAGAAGACACTGGGGCTGTCCACAAGCAAAGAGTACCTTGTACACTTGGGTATTACTTCTGGATAGAAGATAATAAACTACATTGTAATTATATGATAAGATCATGTGATGCTCTTAGGCACTTAAGAAACGACGTATATCTAACATCTAGACTATTAATATATGTAGCGAATGAATTAGATTTGTCATACGGTAAATTACATTTCTTCTGTTTCAACCTACACGTATTTCAAAATGATGTTTATGCACTTACAAAAAAAGAAAATAAACTATGGAAAGAATTAATAGGTTAGAAATGTATTCAGAGATTGTTAATGTGGTATCCAAAAGGTCATTGTGTCCCAGAAAAAAAGTGGGTGGTATATTAATAAAAGAAAAGAGGGTAATAGCTATGGGGTATAATGGTACCCTACCAAATGTTTCACCCCTAGAGGGTATAGATGAAGAAGGTAAATCCAAAACAATACATGCAGAAGCTAACATAATTTCATTTTGTGCTAAACATGGTATACCCACCGACGGGTGTACATTGTTCATAACACTATCACCCTGTGAAAAATGTGCTGAATTAATAACTCAAGCAGGTATAGCAAATGTTATATATAAAGAACAATACCGAGATACAACTGGATTAGAAATATTAGAAAAACAAGGAATAGTATGCCATCAGTATTCAAAATTATCAAGAAAAGATACCAACTAAAAAAGTTAATAAAATATTGTAAGCAAACTGGGTATGCATCCGTAGATTTTGAAACAAATGCAATGCCCATTACTAGCCCATTATTTTACCCCACTATATTAGGCGTATCTTTTCAACCCGGTTCTTCCTGGGTATTACCTTTGCAACATTTCGATTCACCTTTCAAAAAGGATGATAAGTGGAAAGAATTGTTTGATATGTTTTGTAAAGAAATCATAGAGAATAAGGACATAATAAAGATAGCTCAAAATGCTAAATTCGAATACCAGATATTTAAAAAATATGGGTATGAGATGAAAGGTTATGTATTTGATACAATGTTGGCTAAACACCTATTAGATGAAGATACACCTAATGGTTTAAAACCTATGGTGGATAGGTGGGTACCGGAGTTTGCTGGTTACTCTGAAGATTATGAAGGTGCTGCTTTACCTTGGGATGAAAAGCCTCTAATAGGGTTATCCAAGTATTGTGGTTTAGATTGTGATTTAACTTTTAGATTAATGTTATTCTTTGAGGGTAAACTTATTGCAGGCCAATTCTTTTCATTATTTAGGAATATGCACATGATGGCTACCAGGGTATTAGCTGAATCAGAAACGGGTGGGATGAAGGTTGACCGGAATTACCTTGATAAACTAATTATAGAATATCAGGGTTACCTAAAAGATAATGATACTAAGGTAAGGTCTATTAGAAAGATTAGGAAATTCCAGGATTGGTTGGTACAACATAATATTAATAAACTAATCGATGAAGCTAGTGGGGAGATAAACAATATCCGAGATGAGTTAGAAGAGTTAGAAGACCCCAAGAAAATCAAAGCTGCTGAAAAGAAGATAAGTTCCAGGGAGGAAAAGATTGATAGGTATATGGCTCGGGAGATGAACACTAAAAAAGAATTAAAATGTTTAGAACCCATTAACTTTGGGTCACCAAATCAAATGAGAGACCTACTATTTCATTCTCCCGAAGGTTTTCAATTTGGGGTAGTTAAATATACCACCGACAAACAAAAGAATGAAACAGATAATGCATCCACCGATGAATCTGTATTACTTGAATTAGGAGAAGGGGATAAGACAGGTTTTATAGAATCCTTATTAGATTATAGGAGATTAAGTAAATTAGATTCTACCTATATAACTGGGATGAAGAAACACCTAGTAGGAGATTATGTTCATGCAAACTTTAATATACATGGTACCGTAACAGGTAGGCTTAGTTGTAAACGACCCAACTTACAAAACATACCAAGGGATACTACTGCTAAGGATATTAAAAGGATGTTCGTACCACCCGAGGGTTATTACTTATTACAACTGGATTATTCACAGGCAGAGTTAAGGGTATTAGCTGCAATGGCGGGAGAAGAAACAATGATTAGTTGGTTTAAGGATGGAAAAGATATTCACCTTACCACCGCACTTAAAATGTATAAAGAAGAACATAGGTATGATGAGATTAAGGAATTATTAGATAAAGAGGATGGTTCTGATGCATTTGTTAAATGGAAAAAACGTAGGAAGTATGCTAAGACAATTAACTTTGGTATTATATATGGGCAAGGGGCTCCTAAACTAGCAGAAGCATTGGAATGGACAGTGGAAGAAGCTAAGCAATTCTTAAAAGAATACTTCGAATTATTTCCCAAGATCCAGAAATTCATTAGGTCACAACATGGTAGAGCACATAGGGATGCATGTGTTAGAAACGTATTTGGTAGAAAGCGTAGGTTGTATGGTATAGATTCCGACCAACAGTGGGAGGTAGCAGAAGCAGAAAGACAATCGGTGAATGCCCCAATCCAAGGAGCAGCCTCGGACTATACTTTGTTTTCATCTATACTAATATGGGAGGAAATGAGAAAGGGTAATATACCTATTGACTTACCTCAAGTGTATACAGTACATGATTCCTTGGGTTATTATGTTAAAGGGGAACATGTACATACTGTAGTACCTATATTAGAAAAGATATGTGCTAACCCTCAAACTAAAGAATGGTTCGGGTTTCAGATAGATGATGTGATAATGAAGGTAGATTTTGAATTATCTAAGGACAGCTGGCAAACACTTAAGTCTTATGATCCTAGCTTTGATTACACAGTTACCCAATGATACTATTACAATTTACAACTTATCAAAATGAAAAAGAAACTGAAGAGAATAATAAAAAGGAGTCCTATAACGGATGTATCCATTAATTATGGGGGAGACAAGATTAAGTTTAACCTCGTAGATGAATTAAAGATAGTTCAACAAAATATTAATGATGAACTAAAAGAGCAGCCTTCTTATACAGGTTTTTTAGGTTTACTACTTGTAAAGTTAAACACTATTAAACTGGATAGGGAGGCCCAATTAATAAAGACTGAAAATGAATTATTCATTGAGTTTAAAGAGGATGTAGACCCCAACACTAGCAAACCTTACAGTAATGATTTAGCTATGAGTTATGCAAGGTCGGAAGATGCTTATCAAGAAGCTTTAAAGGAATATCATAAAGCCCTTGAGAATCATGATATAATTGAGAAATGTGTAAATTCATTTAACTCAAGAGCCTTCCTGATCCAGACCTTATCAGCTAACACCAGAGATGAAAGAAAATTAAGTTAACAATAATAAATATTTAAAACATGGCAAAGAAGAAAAAGTCCTCCGTTAAAAGTAAAACCGGCAAAACCCTTAAGCAAAGGCTTAGGGAAAGGAAAGAAGAACTAAAGAAAAGAGGACAAGGTTCTAACATTATACGACAAAGAGAAGAAGGAACTTTGAGGGTTCGTATATTACCGGTTAATGAGGGGGAAGAATTTGCAAGAGAGATAACCCAGTTCTGGTTAGGGGCTGAAATAAAAGGAGTTATCTCACCTGAAACATTTGGTGAATCCTGTGCAATTTTTGAAAAGTATAGTGAACTCAAACAATCTAAGGATGATGTAGATTTGGAGATAGCTAAGAAACTTGTACCCCGTAGAAAATTCGTTGTCCCGGTATTAGTTTATAAGGATGACAAAGGTAAGAAGGTAGACACCGATGACTCAGGTAAATTACTCCAAATATCTAATGGGTTGTACCAGGAGATAATTGACCTTTATCTAGACGAAGATGATTGGGGGGATATGACCGATCCAATAAAAGGTTATGACCTTAAGATCACAAGAGAAGGTAAAGGTAAAACAGATACTAACTATTCAGTGATGCCTTGTAAAAATTCTAAGTTACCCAAGGAATTTAGAAAGGACATCGATCTAGATGATTTAATTCGAGAAGAGGTTGATAGCTTTGAAGACACAGAACAGAAACTAGAAAAGTTCTTAGGTACAGCATTCACTGATGATGATGACGATGATGAACCTAAGAAGAAAAAGAAGAAAAGTAAATCCACTAAGAAGAAATCCAGAAGAAGAAAGGACGTATAGAATATGGCAAAGAACAAAGAAACTACTAAAGTTAAATCCCGGAATGCTCTCAATAAAAAATATGAGGGTACCGGGGTTGCTTCGGATATAGTTCTTTCAGCTGAAGAAATGTTATGGTTACCTTCAAGGTTCTTAGCATTTAATTATCAACTGGGCGGGGGTATTCCTTATGGGAAAATCCTAGAGCTATTTGGACAAGAGTCATCAGGTAAATCTTTATTAGCCTATGACTTTGCCTATTGTTGTCAAGCATTAGGAGGACAGGTATTATGGGCTGACTCTGAACATTCCTTCACTAGGGATTGGGCAGAGCAAAATGGTTTAGACCTGGATTTCGTAGAACTATACACTGAGAAAGCAATTGAGTATATCTCAGACTGGTCAATGGATATGGCTATGTTCTACAGAGAGAAATTAACTAATAACGAACCCATATTATTAGTGGTAGATTCTATTGCCGCATTAGATTGCCTAGCAAATAGAAACACAAGTGATGTAGATGCCAAAGCAGAAATGGGTAACCGAGCTAAGGCTATGGATAAGTTCCTAAGAGGTAGAAACCTATTGTTTGAAAAGCTTGGGGTAACGGTTGTACTTATTAATCAACTAAGGTCCAAGATTGGGGCTTCTAAATTTGAAGACCCAGATACTACACCTGGAGGTAAGGCAACTAAGTTCTATGCTTCTCAAAGGATAGGGGTATATGGGGGTAAACAATTAAAGGGTAAGATAGATGGTTATGAGGATAGGATAGGTAGAGTAACAACCGTAAGAGTTACTAAGAATAAAGTAGCCCCACCTAAACCCACTATTAAACAAGCAGAGGTTTATTTTCACCCTCACTATTCTGAACCGGTTGGTTTTAGTAGGTACTTTGGTTTTGCAGAAGTATTAGAAAGAACTAATGTTATCAAAAGGAAAAAGGGAGCTTCACGATATTACCTGGGGGATAAGATGTTAGCTAATGGGGAAACAGCTTTAGCTAAGTTAATTAAAAAGGATGATAAAACCCGTAAGAAATTGATTAGAAAATCTGGGGTTAATACCATTAGTAGGACCCGAAGTAAAACATCCAAAATCGAAAATAATATATTCGCCTTAAAAACTGTTACTTCTAAGGATTTAGAAAAGGATTCTTAGGTGTATTTTAATTTTTTATATTTACTTATTATTAATTTTAAGAGGTTACCAGACAGGCCAAACTAGATAAGCATTTAGTTTAATTTGAATAACTGGAGGACTTGGATTGGTAA